ATAATAATCTCTGCGTATTTCATCCTCTGCGCCGCAATGCTCGCACTCGCCAGCGCAAACCTCGTAAGCCTCCCACTTACTGCGCCAGTCTATGGTTATTTTTCCTACTGGTCGCCACTTATGGAAACCAAGCCAACATAGCAAATCTCTCATAGTTTTCCCTCTGACATGATTAACGGTATCTGCTTGGACCAACTGTTATCATAGGCACTAATGCCGCGAGAATTGATTACGATGCCGCTTTCCTGCTTTGACTGGTCGTATTTCAGCATTTCATTGAGGCGTGGTATCCATTCAGGGATAAGCTCTAATAGCCTGATACAGCGCCCTCTGTCGCTACTGTCGCTTGGTGGCTGTATCCCAAAAGCATCTGCTTTTTCATTGCCAGTCATGTGAGCCATGATTGATTTGCTACTTATGCCGGTATCGCCATTGACCGCCCAAAATAATGCGCGTTCCTCAATAGGTTTGCCATGACACTTTGAAGGCTGGTTGCATGATGGGCATACACCAATGCCATCCACCATTTTGACACTGAGCATACCATTATCGGCATAGTTGCGATCACATAATTTACTCATTCTGATACTCCTTATAAGCTGCCTGAACTTCTTGGAAATCATAGCTACTGCCACCAGCATCAGGGTGTGTAATAGACTGAGCGTGCCGGTAGGCTTGTTTTACGGTAGGTGCGTCAGCATTTCTATCAACACCAAGCACAACCCACCAATCACGGTGAGGGCGATCAGGTGGCGCTGTAACTATCGCCTCTGGCAATGCCTTAAATCCGCTAAACGCTGCATTCATTAGTGATTTGCCACCCCAGCGCTCGATACCACGCATAGCCTCAATAGTCTTTGCAATGGCTCTCATGTTTTCCTCTAGGCTGACCCAGCTATCACATGGTATGCACTGATCATCGCCATTAGCTGATTTGAAATAAACAGCGACACCAGTATCATGCACATTCTGGCGAGTATAGGGCAAGCCATCATTGCGGTACTGCATATTAGAGCTGATTACTATTTGAGTTGCGCCCATAAGCTCTAGCTGTCTAAAGATGCTTTGTGCCTCGCTGTATATGCTACCGGGCTTAAAGCGTGAGTATTCAGGTCGCTGGTTGCGCTGTTTGCCAAGCGGCCATTGTAGTGGGAATTGCTTACTATTCACTGCACGCCTCCGCCTCATCATGGTGTGGGCATGGCTTATAGATTTGGCTGACCCACAGCGCTTGCTTAGTGTTGCGATCAACCTTTTTGATAATGCCCTTTTTGGCGGCTCGCTTGAACACACCGCCTAGTGGCGTATAGTTGTCCAGCCCATAATCAGCACTCTCTAGGAATACAATGACCATATCACCAACAATATATTTATTGTCGCGTGCCAATGCCTCTAGCAGCTTATCTGCCGCATCCTGCCATGCTTGGCTTTTACCGTCCATTGATCAACTCCTCACCGTCTTTGATAGCTTTTTCGTATGCATCACTGTATTGCTTGTGAATACGTTTAAACTCTGCCGTTTGGCGTTTATAGTTTTGGGGCTTTTGCGGACCGGCGGCGATCATCCTACTAGCCAGCTCAATAATTGCAGAACTATGGTTTAGGCTAATCATAAGCAATGTATTCTGTATGCCCATCATCATAGTATCTTTTGATAAATCAGCCATTATGTAGCCCCTCCTTATGCCATTGGGTTAATTGCTCTTTGAGCTTTGCGCGTGCCATCGTATCAATGCGCTTTTGGGTTGATAGGCTCTTTTGAACAACTACCTGCACAAATGCCTTTTCATCACACTTAGGGATGGGGCAGGTCATTTTGATGTGTTTAACGCTTGGTAGTTCATCCGCCATTACTTTACTCCGCAACTTGCCGCTGGTGGGGCTGGGTTAAATGGTGCATCATGTTCAGCAATCGCTTGTTGCTTTTCGGCTGTGCCTACGAATGCCGCAATACAAGCCTCCTCACCCTCTTTAGTGCTGAATGCCTTAATGCACTCAGGTACAGCTGGGTCAGAGTTATCACATCCATCAGCTGGGTTACTCCATCGGTCTGGGTATTGGCAGTTGCTGTGATCGAATGCGGCGCTCTGGCTGGCGTTTGCAGGCGGTGGGGTAGGATTTACCAACTGAGCCGCTACTAAGCCAATGAGCAAGCCCACAATGATTGCAGCGCCGCCCTCAGCTATGCCGCCGGTCTTATAGGTTGTCATTTCTTTGCGCCTTTCACTGCCATTACTAGCAAGGCTGCCCAAAACATTAGTCCAAATATCTGCCAAAATAATAGCCAGCTCATTACTCTTTTTCCTCCGCCAGTGCAACCATAATATCTATGATCTGCTTAGTTTCCTTATCTTTTTTGGCAGTCTGCCAAGCCTCTAGCTCATCGCGTGCCTGACGGACCGCATAGCGCATTGCGCCTAGGATATTTAGCCAACCGTTCATATACTCAACACCACGCTCTGCAAATAAGAATTTCGTATTAGCACCGTTCTGATCAACCAGTGATACCTTGTTTTTGGCAAAGTCAATTTTCACATAGATGGTTGTGCCATCGCTAAATTCGTATTTCTTGATGTTCAGTAGTTCGGTTGCCATGCTACTTAACCTCAACCACCGTTACATTTGGTACACAAGTCCAAGGTGCTGCAAATCTAAAACTGTATTTGTGAGCCTCTACAACTACCTTAATGCGCTTGTCCTGTGCTGCTTTGGTGATCAGTGCCGCATATGGTGAGTTTGGCGGCAAACAGTAGGTGCTTTTGTTTTCCTCAGTAACCGGGGTATTTTCACCGGCGCGGACGCTAAAATGAGTGTTGCCGCTAATCGGTGCATCGGTGCTTGTATTGTAAACAATGCCAGATACTACTTCGTTAGATAGCTTAAAGTGCATGAAAAATAGCGATATAAACCCTATTATTAGCAGCGCAATAAATATGCCCGGTAGCCAATCCTCAACATAGCCATTTTGATTATTTTTCATAACGCTGTAACTCCTTTTCTGTGGCTAATGCCACTAAATATGTTTTATCGCCGGTGTGCAAATAACCATCAACGGCTTGCAGATTGCTTTTGATCAGTGGGTAATCAGTACCCTCGTAATGTACTGTTAGAACCCCATTGATGACTTTTCCGCTGATACTCATGCATTTCCTTTTCTGAGCTGTCTGAGGGCTGCATTTACAGCCGCTGGCTCGTTTTTTAGTATTACTGTGCGATCTGGGTTAGCTTTGGTAAGTTCGGTTATTACGCCAGCATCCTCTAGCAATCGGACCATCACCATTGCCTTGCCAGCACCCATGCCCATATTGCGTTGCAGTGTGTACATTGATGGGCGTTTTGATTTGACCATAACCGCAACCGCTGTGCGTACATCAGCAACACTGAGAGGCTTTTTAAATACGTCAGTGTAAACTTTCATGGCTACTATTTTTCGTTTACGGTTATTTTGGTTTCTTTGCTAGGGGCTTGCTCTTTTTTAACCTCTGGCTTTTCAGGTGCGTTTAAAATGGCATCTTTCAAATCGTCTGGGTGTGTTTCCAGCAATTCATCAAGTGCGTTATCCATTTCCTCATCAGTAGGCTTGTCGTCTTTAAGTTTCGTGGTTGGTTGGTCTTTAACACCAAGCACCTTGGCGGCGCTCTTGTTAGCATCGCGGTAAATAACAGCAACCTTTAATAGTTTGTCGTACTCTTTGCCGTCTAAGCCGACTAGGTAATCAAGCACACTATCATAATTTACAGGGTTGTCATCCGCCATAATTGCCGCTGGTAATTCTACCTGCTGTTTTTCACGTTTCCCAAATCCAAACATCGTATCCCTCCAATTCATTGATCTCACGTTTGTAACTCTAGTGTATATAAACTACCTATAGTTTGTCAACGATTTTAGCCAACAAAAAAGCGCCAGTTAGGGCGCTCATCTGTTAATTGCTAATGGCTAGAACTGAACTTTGCCGTTAGTGTCCAGTGTACCCATCTGCTTTGCGTCTTTGACTAGCAGTTTTAGTATTAGTCTTGCTATGATTTGCATTTTTTGACCCTCCAAGATCAGTGATTGTTTTTGTATTAAGCAGTGGTAACTTTTCCACGAAATGCCCTAGCTTTTGGCATCGGGGGCAAGTTTTTGCCCACATTCTTAATGCTTTTAACTGTATAGAGTTTAGCCCCTCCGTGTCAATAGCATAACCGCATTTAGGCGTTGGACATTCAAAAACAGTATCAGGCATTGAGGTGAGCTATTACCGCGTCAGCTATTTCGTCAGTCAATCCCTCTGCCCATGTGGTGCGAAATAGAGGCTGACCCCACAGGAAATCATCGCTGTCATCTAATATGGCATAACGATTTATGCCGGGGTGTCGCCCTAGCCATTCTTTTATTTCAAAGCCTCGATAAACAATACCCCAAATAGCGCCCCTATTCAGGTCAGCTGTTACATCAAAGAACTCGCAAACATTTTCCTCTGCCCATTTCTTGCTGTCTGGGAATAAGCGCCAGCTCGATGATAGGACAACTTTACAGCCTGTTTCAGCTACAATGCGGCGTACTCGATCAGCCAGCTCTGGCTTGATACCAATAAACTTAGTGTCGCCTTGGCGCTCTCGCGTCTTTTGGTTGTTGCATACACCATCAATATCTAAAAACAGTATTTTAAAATGTTCACGTTTCACTTTTCTTGCCCTCTAATTTTTTACGGTAATCCTCTAGCCTATGCAGCAGTGTGGCATCATCAACAATCAAATGATAGCCACCATTCACACTATCATCGCCAATAAGCTGCATACCAGTACGGTAGCGCTTTTTGGTTGATGGGTCATGGTAAACAACTGTTCCATCCATGACTATCGCATGAGTAACCTCTTTATAATTTATGCTTTTTACGCTTGCAATCCAATAGCCATCAACCCATATTGCATCTTTATTGCTGCCAAACATTAGTGATAAACCAAACTGCCTAAGAAAACTTGCCCATATGCTGTGCCACGCCGGGCTATGATCATTAGGTAAAACGTCTGGCGGCAACTGCAACACGGTTGCCATACAAGCCCTGAAACAATCACCTATATTACCGTCAACGATCTGCTGTTTGTATTTGATCATAATTGCCTACGGTTCTATTTTCGCATTTTTGGCTTGGAAATCGTCAACTTTTTTAACAATTTCCTGAGCATAATCACGCATCCATTTGAGTTTATAATCTAGGTCGCGTAAGTTACTACCCAATGCAGCTTTAATTAGGGCTACAAACTCCTCATTGCTATAAGCCCGGCTATCGCCATTGAATGCGCCGCGCCAAGCCTCAGCTGCGCCATAGAACTCTTTACCCTCTTTGAACTTGATACCCAAAAACTTATTCATCCAACGGACATACTTAGCTAGGTCAGCATACTTGCCCTCAATTTCAATTTTCATATCACGCCGGGCATCTTTGATTTGATCACGGTGTACGTCCAACGGTATGCTTTCGCGTGCGTCAGTCCTCAGCAGTGAGGCAACAAAGTCCATTGATAGCGGTACTGGTTTAAGCATGGGTGCTTTTTTGACTATTTTTAGTACTCCATTTTCAACAGTCATCATACCCCAATCGTCCGGCAGTTCACCATCTTTTACCATGCTTGCATCAGCGATCACTAGCCACCACTTATGGCAGTATTGCTTTGATGGCAAACACTTGGCTGGATTTTTCACCTCATTCAACCAGTCAGCCCGGCTAACCTTTACCTCAAAGCCCTCTAATAAATTACCGCTGCTGCGCCATGCGCCCAAAATCATTACATCCGCAATGTTGTTTGCACCGCCGGTTGATGATGCAACCTGAGTAAGCGCAATATATTTGCCTAGGTTTGCAGCACCATGTAGCGCATCATATTTGCTGATTACTAGGTGTGTTAAATCGCCAGTCCGTAATGGGCGGTCAGTTATATATTCGCTCATTACTTTGCCGTCAGCACATTGTTTTGGTAATACTGGCGCGGTGCTTGCCCATTTTTGAGCGCTCTGGCAATGTATTTGTCCGGCAAACCTTTGCGCTCGACATATTCAAGCAGCTCAACAAATGCCGCCTGACCATTTTTATTGATATATTCCTGCCCACGGTTCACCCAATACTTTTGATATTTACCGAAACCGAAACGGACCAGCTTATCATTGAGCCACAGTTTAGCCTCGCCTGCCACCTCTTTAACAGCCTCAACAAAGCGGTATGTATTGGCTTTGACCATCGAACATATCTTTGCGAAATACCTGCTGGGTTGCTCTTTGGTTTTGGCTGTGGCGATCATCTTGCCCCACTCATCAGCCTTACCAGCTTTTTCTAATTTAATTTGAATACTACGGTAAAAAGGCAAGAAAGCCTGATTATCTATAAGCTCGATTGCATCCCCTAGGCGTTCGATCATTGTTTGTTTGCGTTTTTCATTGACCGTGTAAGACATTAGTACCCTCCAATTCATTTGTCTGGTCTTTAATATACCACCAAATTGCTAACGTCAGCAATACGGTTGTGCATAACTACCAATAGTTTGTGGAAAACTTAGGGATAACTTACCAGCTCGCCAAATCCATTACAGGGGTACTTCTATATAGTATGTAAAAATGTTTTATTAAACATTTCTATATAGTATCTAAAAGCCGAAATTAACAGAGGTGGTTAGCCGCGCTGGTGGGTAAGCTGGTGAACAAAGGCGCTGTGGTTACGGACCAACCATTTAATGCGGTATGCATGAAACTCACGTTTGTTGATCAGCTCGCCGCCTGAATAGACTGGCAAGAACTCACCGGGTTGAAAGCGATAGTAATGATTTATGAATGTTTGTTTTAGGTTTATCATAGCTACATTGTAGCACGAAAGCACAGTTTTGTCAATACATAGGTGGGGCTAGAGGCTTATATTCCCCTTTGAGGTCATACATCATTTTAAGCAGATGGTATTTCTTGCCGCTAATGATCACAGTTTCGCCGGTCTTTATGAACACCAGCGCCGGGATGCCCCGGTTGATTGGCTGTGTCCGCTTGCCTGTCATGCTGCCCCATCTGGCGGCGTTGGCAGCACAAACACCTCACACACTGCCTTGCTGCCCACAAGCCGCTGCTGCGCCAGCCTACGCAACCATACGCGCTTTGCCAGCTCCGGGTATTCATCAATGTATGAAACGTTGGTTGTGTCCGGCTCTTTATCCATAAGAATTATTTTAGCATAGCAAAAACCCCATCATTTCTGACAGGGTTTTTATTGCCGAATTGGAGTTCTGAGCGATGTTGCCACCGCCTGCATGTATCATACCATCACCTCTTGCCCACTACTACCAGCAGATTTAGATTTTGGAAAGCGGGTAGCGCCGTAATAGGCAAATGCGGCAGCCTCTGTGGGGTCGCTTTGTATTTCCGGGTTCATACTGGCATAACCAAAAGCACCATCTTTACCAATGGACCGCTTTTTAACGGTGCGGATTGATAGGTTGAGTGCCGGTTGATCAAAGTGTGTGAGTAGCCTATGCTCAATGGCGCTATGGAATGAGCCATATGCTGCGCCAGCCTCTTTGACATTTGGCGTTAGTATCCGCTTGCTCATCTTTGGCTCTGTGCGCGTCAGCTCCTCAACTAGCAGCTGCGTACCGGCTGCGCCATCAATGATGATCTTATTGGCTTTGCGCCAACGGTTGCCATCAGTCAAAAACATCACCATCCAGCCTGTGCCTGCGCTCATTGGTCTGTGATCTAATATTTCAACATGGACCTTGCCATCTACCCATACACCCACTGCAAGGCTCACACTGCTGCCATCCGGCGCAAACTTAATTGCATACACTAGGCTTGGGCTGTCCGGCAGCTCAACCTTATCAACCTTTAGCGGTGTCCATAGCTCATCACTAATGGCACGCATATTTTCAACACCAGCAATCCAGCCAAGGCGCATTTTATTAAAGCTATCCACTGCCATTTTCACCGCCTCATTCCTGACGGCTCTGAGCATTAGGAAATAGCCAAGGCTTGGGTTTGCCTCATACCATGCATTTTCATCGCTAGGGTCTTTGATGCTCTCAACTGACCACTCTTGCCAGCAGGTAACAGTATCCTTGCCATCCAGCACAGCTTTGCGGACACGCATAAACACAGTACCGGCGCTGCCACCGCTTGGCGGCGTACCGGCGCGGATAGTCTGACTGTTCTGGCTTTTACCGGCTGAAATGGTAGGTAGCAACGCCTCTTGCTGCGCGTCAGTTTCCTCTTGGTCCTCATCCAAAATAAGGCAGTCATTGGTGTTACCTAAACCGCTTGTCCGGGTTCGCGTTCTAAACTGGCACACTGCCCGGTTGCGTAATTCCACATAGTCAAAGCTCTTAGGCTCTTTATCAAACTCCTCAGTGAGTAGGTCGCGGATTTCTTCCTCAGCATCATAGAAAAATCTCAGCACGCGCTTTTTAATGGCACTAACTGTTTTTTCAGAGTGGGCGGTATAGATCAGCGCCTCACCTAAAAACACCATACCGCCAATAATCCGGGCAATGATCAATTCAGATTTACCATTCTGCCGGGGCGCGAGTAGCCCAGCCTCCGGGTTTACCCACATCCACTGACCATCAACCAGCTCTAGCGCCATCCATCGGTATAACACTGATTTCTGCCAAGGTAGCAGCGTAATGCCATACTCCTCTAGCAGCTGTATCGTTTTATCAGCAAGCCAAATATCACCATCCCTGAATATATCTATGCGCGGCTTTTGATTGCCATAGCGTTTTTCTGCCATATTAACCCTCTACATCCTTAATGGTTACTCTTGATGCATAGCTTGTGTTGCGAGTACCGCCGCCATTCCTGCCGGGGCGCTTTTTCCCGGCGGTCTGTCCAACCTCAGCGCCGGGCATACCAGCAAGCAATTTACCTAGCTTAGTTTTCTTTGATGGACCTTGCCGCTTTTCATAATCTGCAATGGCTGTCATCACTTCCGTCAATTCACGCGCCACAGCAGCCGTATCGCGTGCGCCAGCGCCTTTTTCTAGCTTTTCCGCTAATTTATCCCTTGTTGCTTTTAAAACGCCTAGGCGGTCATTTTTGAGCGCCATAGCAACAATGCCATCATCACCGCCTTTAGGACCAGTCAGGCTTGTTTGGTGTACCTTGGCAATGCGCTGTGGGTTGCTAATGATGTCATGCCAAAGCCTCAATGCCGCATATGCCTCACTATCAAGAATGTCCTGCCCAATGCGTACTAATAGGCGCGTATGGCTTGCAGGTATCTTTTTAAAGTAGTTGAACCAGTGATCATAGTCAGGTTGTTGCTCGATCTTAAAGTTTAGCTGGTTTTCAACATAGAGCTGGCACAGCGCCTGAAAATCCTCTAAACCCAATGAATAAAACTTTTGTTCAAACATCTTGCGCGTAAATGCTGGCTTGGGTGGGGCTTTTCGTTTGGCTGGTTTTTTGGCGGCAGTCTTAGCCGGTTTTGCACGTTTTTTTGTAGCATCTGCCTTTACAGCATCCTTTTTGGGGGGCTGTAACTTTTTCTTGGCAATAACGTCTTTAACAGCAGTAGGTTCGCTGGCTGACCGGCTCACCTTTTTTGCTGCTGGTTTTTTGGGTGCTGCCATAACTACCCATCATCTCTAGCATGAAAGCCCATGATCTTTTTAGTGGTTGGATAAACGCCCTCACCTTTGTATTTGCAATAAGCGTCATGGACCTCATAAGTGCGGACCGGGATATTGTCATCAGTGGTAAATGGCTGCATTATCCAGTACACCGCGCCACTCAGGTACTCAACGCGAGCAATAGCAATGCCAACCGTTTTACTGGTTACATCCTCAATCTCATCACCTAGCTTTATACCTTTTTTGGGCATGGTATAAAGCCCTACTCTTTGGCTTGCGACAATTCAAAGTGATGCCCACAGTTAGGGCATGTTACCTCATGTGCTTGATAATCCGGGTTGTCATCTTTTTCTTTTTCAGCGCCGCCGCCAAACTTGAAATCTGCACCCCAATCATTCAGCTCATCCATATCCCACTCATTAGCTAGGATGTCAGTATCCCAATCACCACTATGATTATTGTCCTTAATGATAAACTCGCGCTTTTTAGCGTCAGTAAGCCCAATGACTTGCTTGACCCTCACATCAGAATAGCCAAGCTCCTCTAATGCATAGGTGCGTTTATCACCAGCTAGGATAACCATGTTTTCGTCAATGACAATTTCCCGGATGTCTTTCATCTCAGGAAAATCTTTGAGCGACTTAACCAGCTCTTGGTGTTTTTTAGATTTGATATATCGGGGGTTCTTATCGTTATGGACCAGCTTACTCAGCTTTTCCACATAGATTTTCACCTCTACATCTGCCTTGCCCATAGTCGCCTCCTCCTTTGTTACCAGGTAGTTCCCGTATGCGATGTTTGGTTGATATGTCGTAATTATAACATAAGCAAGTATTGTACAATAAAAGTATTCAGCTAATGCGGATTGGAGGTAGTAACGCATGGACCGTTTCCCAAAAAAGCCCTGCAAACATTGTGGGGGCATGGGGCATTTCCCTTACATGTGCAGCAAAAACCCAAAGAAATCATGGAAAAGCAACGGACTAAAACAAAACGGTAAGTACGCCAAGCAGTGGGCAATAACGCGCGAAACATGGATACGCAACAACCCAATGCCGCCCGGCGGTTGGATATGCTACCTGCAAATACACCCTTGGTGTCCTGTCCGGCTCAATGAAAAGACTATCACGCTGGACCACATCATTAGCAGATCACGCGCCCCATCACTGCGCTTTGCAGCTGACAATCTGCGCCCGGCATGTATCTATTGCAATAACGAAAAAGGTAGCAAATCACTTGACCAAGTAAAGCCGGATGCTGTATAAAATAGTTATTCAGCCACCACAAAACAAAAAGCTGACCAATAAAATAGAGCGCCATTGCGAGGGCGCTCTATTTGGTTTCAGGCTAATTATTTAGTCTTGGTTTCAAGCAGGTTCTGTACGAATGCTACGACACCTGCACCTAATCCAAGTGCTGCA